TTATCTATTCTTGTTTCAGGACAAGAAGATAATGGTGATGAAAGAAAGTCTATTGATATTCTAATGACAAAGTTAAGGTCATTGGTGGAAGAAACAGGGATAGGTTTATTACTCGTTTCTCACCTACGCAGACCTACAGGAGATAGAGGACATGAAGATGGAAAAGAAGTTTCTTTATCACACCTTCGTGGGTCTGCATCTATTGCCCATCTATCAGATGGAGTTGTAGCATTAGAAAGAAACCAACAAGCAGAGGATGAGAACATTGCTAATACAACAACCATTCGTATCTTAAAAAATAGATACACAGGAGAAACTGGAATAGCTTGTCATCTACATTACAATAAAGATACAGGTAGAATGATTCAAGTAGATGATCCTGCTGCAGGTGAGGATGATTTTTAATATGAGAATACTTTCTTTAGGAGCAGGGGTACAGAGTAGTACACTAGCATTAATGATTGAACGAGGTGAACTACCTATGGTAGATGGTGCTATCTTTGCAGATACATTAGGAGAACCTAAAGAAGTTTATGATTGGTTGGAGTGGTTAGAAACAAAACTTTCTTATCCAATTCATAGAGTATCCTTTGGAGATTTAAAACAAGATACTTTAGATAGTGCTAAAGGTATTGGACAATATAAATTTTTAACAATACCTGTGTTCACTACAAATTCTATGACTAAAAAGAAAGGATTGTTACGAAGGCAATGCACAAGTAATTATAAAATTAATCCTGTTAATCAAAAAGTAAGAGAGCTTTTAGGATTAAAGAAAGGTCAACATAGAAAAGAAGGAACTAATGTTGAGATGTTAATGGGTATTTCGTATGATGAAATGTTTCGTGTGCGTACCAATCAAATCAAATGGATCACTAATGTTTATCCATTAGTTGATTTAAAAATACAAAGAAAAGATTGTGAAGAATGGTTTAGTAAATACTATAATAAAGTACCACCAAGATCAGCTTGCACTTTCTGTCCATATAAAACTAATACTGAATGGTTACATTTAAAAAATAATAGTAGACAGGAATGGAATAATGTGGTACAATTTGATAAAGAGATTAGAGTTGGAACAAAAACAAATGATAAAGTTTATCTACATGCTGAACGTATACCTTTAGATGAAGTTGATTTAACAAATTCAAAAGTTAAAAATCAAATAGATTTATTTGAAGGCAATGGTTTAGTAGATGAATGTGAAGGAATGTGTGGTGTATAATATGGAACAAAAAATGTGGAAACACTACTGCCCTATTGAAGAAACTGATATGGAGATAGGTGTAGATGAAGAATGTAATTGGTGTGGTGCAACAGAAGAAAGAAAAGATAATGACAACAGCGATAGTTGATATAGAAACCAATGGTTTAAAAGAAGCTGTAATAAAAAATGGTCAGATAACAATACCAAAAGCAACTAAGATACATTGTATTGTTGCTAAGTGTTATGACACAGGCAGAATAAAAACATGGGTACAAGATGAATGTAAACAGTTTGCTGAATGGTCAAAGTTAATTGATACATTTATTATGCACAATGGTTTATCTTTTGATGCACCACTACTAAATAAGTTTATTAATTCAGATATCAAAGCATCTCAAGTAAGAGATACTCTTCTTGAATCACAACTGTTTAATCCTATAAGAGAGGATGGACATTCATTAGAAGCCTGGGGAAAGAGATTACATCAACCTAAAGGTGACGTTGATTCTTTCGAAGAGTATACTTCTGATATGTTAGACTACTGTAAACAAGATACTGAAATAACTTATATGGTAGCCAAACAATTAGAAGAAGATAAAAGAAAATTTTCTACAGAATCTTTACAGTTAGAACATAAAGTTAGACAACTGTTAGATCAACAAGAAGAAAATGGTTTTGCTTTAAATTTAAAAGATGCTATGGTATTAAATGCACAGTTAAGTGATGAACTATATGAACTAGAACAATGGTCGTTACAAACATTTGAACCTACCATTATTGAATTAAAAACAAAGACCAAAGAAATACCTTTTAATATTGCATCTCGTCAACAGATTGGACAAAGACTTATGGACAGAGGTTGGGAACCTACTGTAAGAACTGAGAAAGATCATGTTGTTGTTAATGAAGCTGTATTAAAAACTATAACAGAACCAGAACTTATTCCATTAGCTAAAAAGTTTATCAGATATTTTCTTATACAAAAAAGATCTGTTATGATTAGCTCCTGGATTAATGCCTGTCGAGATGATGGGAGAGTGCATGGCAAGGTAATGACATTACGAACTGTAACAGGTCGTATGGCACATCACTCTCCTAATATGGCACAGATACCTGCAGTTTATTCTGAATATGGAAAAGAGTGTAGAAGTTTATGGACAGTTTCTAATACTGATACACATAAATTAGTTGGTACTGATGCAAGTGGATTAGAGTTAAGATGTCTTGCTCATTATTTAAGAGATGATAATTATACAGAAGAAATATTAAATGGTGACATACATACTAAGAACATGGAACTTGCAGGTATTAAAGATAGAGATCAAGCAAAGACTTTTATATATGCTTTTCTTTATGGTGCAGGTTCTGAGAAGATAGGAAGTATACTAGGATTAGATAAGAAAGCAGGAACAAAATTAATAAATAGATTCTTATCTAACCTTCCATCATTACGAAGATTAAGATCAAGGGTTGAGAAGAGTGCTCGTTCTAAAACTCTTCGTGCTATTGATGGACGTATACTTCATATTCGTAGTGTTCATTCTGCTTTGAATACATTATTACAAGGAGCAGGTGCAATCATTTGTAAACAATGGCTTGTACATATGATGGACAGAGTTAAACAAAAACAATTAGATGTTAAATTAGTAGGGAGTATACATGATGAATATCAATTCGAAGTTATAAATAAAGATGTAAAAGAGTTTTGTATGATAACAAATTTAGCTATTAAAGATACAGAAAAAACTCTGAAAATTAGATGCCCATTAGATAGTGAATATAAAGTTGGAAATACTTGGGCAGAAACTCATTAAAGTTCTTGACATTCTATTTAAAGTATGTCATAATAATGTTATTAAAATAAATAGCCAATGAAAGGATTTGAGATGGCAAAAATGATAACAGGTACAGCTTACTATGCTTCTGTTACAGAACCAAACACTAATTTTGAACCTGTATGGTCAATTAATGTTTGTGATCTTGACGAAGAAAGTATGAAAACTGTAGTAGAAGATGGTTTAATTCTTAAACCTGCTAACGATAAACATCCAACAGATTATGTTGTGATTAAACAAAAAGTAAACAATCCAAAGGGTGGAAGATTTAATGCTCCAGTTGTAATGGATGCTTCTAAAGAGCCCTGGGACGGAAGAAAGATAGGCAATGGTTCTAAAGTTCGTGTGTTATATAACCCTAGACCTTGGACATATGCTGGTAAAGAAGGGGTTACTGCAGACCTAAAGAAAGTAATGGTTACCGACTTAATACCATATGCAGATGCATCAGGCACAGATGAGTTTGATGTTGAAGAAGGTGGGTACACTATACCACCACAACCTAAAGATGCTTTTGCATCTTAATTTTACAAGGAGCAAGGGGTATTATATTTATTTATAGTACCCCTTTATTTATGGTATGAAAAAAATTGAAACTTTAGTAGAAGATATTAATAAATTATTTACATCAGAAGATCCACCAATTCCTGAGAAAGAAGTGGATACTTTAATAGATACTTTTGCTGTATCTATTAAACAACATTTAAAAACATTTCTATATGAAACACCACGAGCAAATAAAAATTTAAGGTTATCTGTTATTGGTAGACCAGATAGACAATTATGGTATGATATTAATGAGCCAAATGAGAAACCATTATCTTCTAGTTTAAGAATTAAATTTTTATATGGTTATCTTTTAGAAGAGTTGTTAATATTATTATCATCTGTTGCAGGACATGAGGTTACACATCAACAAAAGGAAGTTACTGTTGCAGGTATAAAAGGACATCAAGATTGTATGATTGATAATTTTCTTATTGATTGTAAGAGTGCATCTTGGCGAGCCTTTCAAAAGTTTAAGAACAATACTCTTTCAGAGGATGATCCCTTCGGTTACATAGCACAGATGTCTGCGTATGCTGAAGCAAATAATGTAGAAGAGGGTGGCTTTCTTGTAATAGATAAACAAAGTGGAGAGATATGTTTATCAAAAGTAAACTCATTGGAAATGATTAATGCGAAGAAAAGAATTACACATCTTAAAAAAATTATCAAACATAAAACAGCACCTAGTAAATGTTTTGATGACCTGCCTGAAGGTAAGTCTGGGAATCGTAAGCTTGATGTTCGTTGCATTTTCTGTTCTCATAAGTCTAAGTGTTGGAGTGATGCTAATGATGGTAAAGGACTTCGTATCTTTCAGTATGAAAGGGGTAAGAAATATCTTACGCAAGTTAAAAGAGAACCTAATGTAACGGAGATTACATAGTGCAGAGTCATTGGGTTAGGCATCTTACTAAAGAACCTTTTGTGCCTAACCTAGATAAGTTTGGATTTGTTTATATTATAACGAATACCGAATTAGATAAAGCATATGTAGGGTGTAAGCAATATTTTATGGGTAAAAAGAAAATACCTACTAAATGGGAATCATATACAGGATCATCTAAATATTTAAATGCAGATATAGAAAAGATAGGTAAAGAAAAATTTAAGTTTGAAGTTATAGCAGAGTATAAAAACAAAAGAAGCCTACGTTATTATGAGGCATACTATCAAATTAAATGGGATGTTCTTACTGCTGTGATAGAAGGTACAGATGAACCTGCATTTTATAATTCATATGTAGGTGGTAAATTTTATAGACCTGTTGAGAGTTATCAAGATCCTGAGTATAGAAAAAAAATAAGTCAAAGTCATATAACAAGTGAAGTAAAACCAAGAGGAGAAAAGCATCACGACTATCAAGGCAAAGCAGAATTTTATCTTAATGGTAAACGACTGGTTGTTGATTGTTTAGGTATGTGGTGTGTTGAAAATGGTTATTCGAGAGGAAATGTAAATCAAATAGCACGAACAAATAGAGATGGATTTTATAAAAATAAAAGAGATATAAAGAATAAGTCGAAAGCATTCTCTTGCAAAGGACCTTTAGGAACTATAACAAAAGTAAAATGGTTAGTTGACAATGACTGATGAACTTGATATAATAGAGATTGAACAATTATTTTTATCAGAACCAGAGAGTTCAGAACGTCAGTTGTTTCTTTCTGTTATACTTCAGGCTCTGTTAGATGCAACAAAAGAAAAGATATTGAATGAAAAGATACGAACTACATACGATAGAGATAGAGCTAAAGCATGGTTGTTATCAGAGGTAGGTGTAACCTGTCAAAACTTTGAAGATGTTTGTGGTATGGCAGGAGTAAGTCCTCAAGTTACAAGAAGTTTTGCATACAAGGTTGTTAAATCTAATAACAAAGATTTTATACGAAGAAGAATAAAAAATATTTTAGGAGATAAAGATGAGTAAAGAAGATAGAGGGTGGTCAACAGAAAGCCATGAACAATACATGGCTCGTAGAAGAGCAGAAGAAGAAATTATTTCAAAACAAAAATCACCTAAAGCAACTGACAAACAAGTAGGTGGTGATCATTATAAAGATTGTGTTATACAACCTGTAGATTATATTCTTAAAAATAATCTTGACTTTTTAGAAGGAAATGTGGTAAAATATATTACTCGTCACAAAACAAAAAATGGTATAGAAGATATTAGAAAAGTAATACATTACGCAGAATTAATATTAGAATTAAAATATGGAGAGAGAAAATAAATGGCATCATTATTAGGAAGTAATTATTTACCTACTGAATACCAATCATTTATACATATGTCTAGGTACTCACGTTGGTTAGAAGAGGAAGGTAGAAGAGAGAGTTGGAGTGAAACTGTAGGCAGACTTATATCTTTCTTCAAAGAACATATAGATAATAATTATGATGGTGTAATAAAAAAGAAAGAGTGGGAAGATTTAGAAGAAGCTATTCTTTCATTACAAGTTATGCCCTCTATGAGAGCATTGATGACATCAGGTAAAGCATTAGAACGTGAGAATGTTGCAGGTTATAACTGTTCTTATATTCCTATTGATAGTCCAAGAGCATTTGATGAAGTGTTATATATACTTATGAATGGTACAGGTGTAGGCTTCTCTGTTGAAAGACAGTATGCT